ATATCTAAGTTAGCATGTTCAGAGCTCCCTTCGTAAGTATCAAGTGCGTATAAGTGAACTTTCTTTCCTGAGTTAATGATGTTAGTTGCCAGGTACGATGTAGACCGGCCCATGAAACTTCCTATCTCTAAAATCTCATCTCCATCTTGACAGTGATGTAACAGTTGATCATATGCTTCATGCATATTAAACCAGCCCGGTATATTGAAGTAAGTGTGGTTCATTTTAATTTTATGCCTTTCAAAAATTCTAAAATATACCTTATTGATATACCATAACCGATTAAGCATAAAGAAACTTTTTCTCCAGACTTGTTATCGGTTATGGTCACGGTTATATCGTTAGAAGGGGACGTAATACCTTATTCCTCTCTCAATAAGTTGATTAATCTCATCTATTCTCGATGAAACTCGAATGATGGATTCGTCATCCCAATCATCACGTTTATTTACCCATTTACGTTTTTGGCGCTCATGAAGAGACCAAAGCTTATTTAAGTATCGCTTTATGGGTAGTGCTCGTTTTCCCATTTCATTTCCTATCCTTTCTTTTATGATCTGTGAGACAGGGACTGTAATATTGCGGAGACAATATGAATAAAATATAGGAGGAACTTGCCTCACAAATCATGGGTATATTATATCCCAAAAAGTGATAAATTTACACTATGAAATACTTCCTTATAATTTGGTTATGTATTGGAGATCCAAGTATAGAACTGAACAATACCTGTCAACAATTGATCATGGACCAGGAACCATACAATTCTTTGATAGAATGTAGAGTCAGAGCAGAATATCTATGGAAGGATCTCGCAAATGCCGGCAATATTTATATGTCAAGTTTTTGTGCACAAAAGGTGTAACGTTGTGCATATAGTATTATAAATATAAATACAAAAATAAAAAAATAAATTAGCCGAAATGTTACGTAACACTATATATATATTACTATTATCATTATATATCAATGGTTTGAAGGTGTTACGTGGGTGTAACGTGGAGTCCTAACGTAACGTTACGTTGGGATTACTTGGGTATTGAAATTGGGATTAATTGCCCTAAAGTGTATTGTAATGACAGAATCCCACGTTACAGACGTTACAACGACGTTACAGGAAAGGTTTGAACACTTTCCTGGTTTAACGCCAAAACAAGCAAAATTCGCACAGCTTATAGTTTTGTACGAAGGAAGAAAGACAGCCACCAAAATAGCAGAAGAATGTGGCTTCTCTTCTAAGACCGCAAGACAACAAGCAAGCAATATGCAAAACCCAAAGATGTTTCCAAAGGTTGTTGATGCAATAAATCATTATCGTGTTCAGTTTTATCGTAAGTATGAAACAAGCTATGATAAACACTTGAAAAGAATGTATGAACTATCTGCAAAAGCTGAGGAAGCCGGTAATTGGAATGCTGCTGTTGCTGCCGAGAAAAACAGAGGTCAAGTGGCTGGGCTCTACATTGATAAAAAAGAAATCAAATATGGAACTATTGATAGTATGAGCATGGAGGAAGTAGATGCGAAAATTAAAGAGCTTGAAGGTCGGTTGTCAGGTGACTCTGCTAAAAAAGTTATAGATGCCGATCACGAACGACAAACATCTGAAGGGTAACTGGGCACATCAACGTGCTTTACTTTGGTTACTAGAAAAAGGCTATTACGTATTCAACAATGTTTTTGGAACAGGACCGATTGATATTATTGCTGTTGACGATTTCGGTCATATTGAACTATTTGATGTAAAGCTTGCCGGATTTAGAAATAACAAAGATACACTTGGTTCAAAGCAAATGATAAATAGAACTTTGAGTCCAGAACAAAAAGAACTCGGAGTAAAACTGTTATATGTTTTTGATAATGGAGAGTGTCGAGTTCAGCTTGATAGAGCTGTTTGGTTAAAAAAACAACACGAAGGAAGAGATAAGAAAGGTAGATTCACAGCCGATGGCAGTAAAGCAGGAGGGTAGATTTGCCAACACGTTACGATCAAACTGTAAGAAAATACACTTTCTAAAAATAGACTCTTGGTCTACTCCAGGAATGCCTGATTTATATGGATTATATCATCATGAAGAGAGTGGATTGCCAGGCACGTTTTGGGCTGAATTGAAGTGTACAAAGATTAACAAGTTAGGACTAAGTCCACAGCAGATTGCTATAAATCTCAAGCTATCTGAGTACAACATTCCTAATTACGTACTTGCGAGAAGCCTCTCTCAGAGAGCCCTTAAAATATTTCCAGGGTACCTGGTCCAAGATGCGGCAACCGATGGCTTCAAATCCATGAGCCATGTTGCGTGCTTCGAAGACCCTTTGCCGTGGTCCGAAATCCAAAAATCCCTGATGACGGACCCCACGAAAATTTCGCACTATAATATAAGCGAGCATCCCGGGCCGCGCTGCAGGTCAGGATAAATCCCCAGCAAATCCCTTGGGTTTCAACCCCACGTTTCGTTGGTTTTATAATATAAAAAAGTTTCCCGGCGCGCTCCTGAGTTGAAGCAAGTCAAGCACAAAAATCCCCTTGTTTTCTAATGTTTTTTTCGACCATCAAAGTTCCAGGATCCCTGAGCTGCGGGCCAGGCAGCAGGTGAAGCTGGTAAAAATCCCCGAATCTCGACCCCAATGCAACCTGACCCTATAATATAACCCTGAGCTGCGGGCCCGGGACGCTGACGCTGGTCGAAAAGCAGGAGAAAAAAATTTTTATTTTGCTATTGACATCCTGACAAGTTGGGACTATATATATTAATAGAAATAAAGAAAGGAAGGCTTACATGTCTTTTGATTACGAATACAAAGCCGAACAACTTGAAGAATATGTTCGCAATGATATGGGTGAATTTACCCGAATCAACCTGTCCATTATTTTATTAGCGTTGCTTAATGGTTCAGAACACATTGAACACATTAGAAACTGGATAGACGAATGGGCAGCAGATGTCGAAAAACTCAAGGAGGAAAAAGCATCATGAGCAAGTTTTATGGAATGATTGACGAATCCGCCCGGAAGACAAAACCAACGGCCAGAGGCCATCACAGCATCGGTACAATTGCAGCCAGTTGGAAGGGTTGCATTAAGGTGCGGCTGTGGGAGGATGGAGAAGGCCAGATTTGTTTCCGGATCTTTCAAAGTCCCTGGCATGGACATGGCATAAGGCAGGTTATTGCCGACGGCATCGTGGGCCGTGAATGCTGATTCAAGCTTTTTTATTTACTTCAATTTTTTGGTTGCTTGGGGCTAGCAGGTCCCAGGCGATCACCGTCTTCATTTTGTTCTGTCTCTTCTGGATTGGTAACGAAGCTGCAGACGCTGTCCGGACTATAGAAATCCCAGACCTCGGACCCCAGCCTTTAAAGATCTATTAATATAATTGAACGCCCCGGCCGCCAGGCAGATCCTGATGTAAATCCCTGAGGTTGGACCCCCTTTGTTTGTTCGCCTATAATATAAGATCTTTCCCGGCGCGAGCGGGAAGTTGGTGAAGTCGCATTGACCATGATTCGTGAATACAAAATCCTTTATAAATCCCTGTGCTTCGACCCCAACCTTTGCTTCGCTTATAATGTAAAGTTCGCTCCCGCTCGCGCCAGAAAATTCTTTTTAAGTCGGCAGATGTTCCTCTTATATAAAGAAGCATGAAAAAAAATTTTTGGGCTAATGCCAAACCTTGTTTTTGGGTTGTTGATAAGTTTTAAAAAAAAATAAAAAAAAATGTTTTTAGGTGTTGCAACAAGTTAGGATATGTGCATACTCTAATTATCTTTATAGAAAGATAGAAAGGTTGCTAAAATGCAATATATACAAAAAGAAGATAGATATAAAATTGATGATTTTGCAAGGTTATCAATTCTAAAATCTATATTTGTCAAAGAGTGGCAAACAAATTGTAGAAGAGAACTACAATTTATGAGTGGAAAATATAATGGATTTCTTCTTGGTGAGGATTTCCAATTTTCTCATAAACAACGTAAAGGTGGTTTATCACAATCAAAGATGACTACTTTTATAAAAGATCAATTTGGTTTTTCAGATGACCAAATGCAAGATATGTTTGGGTCTGAACAGGTGGTTGACGTCTTTTCACCTAAACCATTAACATCAACAATATCAAGTTATAAGAAGTGTAAGGATAGTCTATTACACTCAAACGTGATGAACTTGATACCTAACTATCAAGATAAGGTGGTGTTCTAATGCCTAACGATTTGTTAAGACTATTAAACCTACCTACTCAAAACACTAATACAGAAATGGATAATCAAAACCATGATAACACTAATGTTAATTGGCAAGGTGATCTTCTGGGTTGGGTTTATTCTAATACTTTGGAAAGTGTTTTACTAACTTGGCTAACTAATAACTCAATGTCAAAATCAGATTTGGCTAGGGTTTTAGTATCAGTGATTAGCAATAAACCAGATAGCCAATCTACTGACGCCACATCTCAAGTGCTAGAAAAACTAACTAGACTAATAAACCAGCAGTAAAAAACTGCTATACCTGTAAACCCTGTCATCTTTGATGGCAGGGTTTTTTTACGTCTGGTGTTCATGGATCATGTTCCGATCCCACAAAATCTTGTGCCTAGCTACACTTCTCAACACTATATCTAGTAGTCCCAAACCAAACCGAAACTTGAAGCTGTTTTTCCTGACCCCCACACCCCCCTGAGTTGCGCGGCTTGCGTATAGAACAGACTGAAAGTCAAGTTTTGCACATACAGAACCTCCAACAAAAAGTTTTGAAAAAGGGGACCCAATTTGGTATACAAACTCAATGGCAATCAATATTGAAGGGCTGACCCCCTTTGAGCAAGAAGAAGCTTTAAAGAAACTCTTACTCAGAAAAAAAATTTTAGAATTACAAACCAAACAGAAAGATGACTTTTTGTTATTCGTTAGAACTGTTTGGCCAGAGTTCATTGCTGGTAATCACCATAAAATCATTGCAAAAAAATTCGAAGCTATCGCTACCAAGAAAATTAAGAGACTAATTGTTAATATGCCACCACGACACACGAAATCTGAATTTGCATCTTTTTTATTTCCGGCGTGGATGATGGGCCGTGAACCACGGTTAAAGATCATTCAAACATCACACACGGCAGAATTAGCACAACGCTTTGGTCGAAAGGTGAGAAACTTAATCGACACACAAGATTATCAAAATATTTTTCCAGGCATGGAATTATCGGCGGACTCCAAAGCTGCGGGCCGTTGGGAAACTAATCAAGGAGGAGAATATTTTTCTGCTGGTGTTGGAGGTGCGATTACTGGACGAGGTGCGGACTTGTTAATTATCGACGACCCACATTCCGAACAAGATGCTCTCAGTGCGACAGCGTTAGAGAATGCGTGGGAGTGGTATTCATCAGGCCCTCGTCAGCGTTTACAGCCAGGTGGTTCGATTGTGATCGTGATGACTCGTTGGAATACAAAAGATATTACTGGAGAACTGATCAAGTCCCAAGGACAACCGAAAGCGGATCAATGGGAGATTGTCGAGTTTCCGGCGATCTTACCTTCCGACAAACCCGTCTGGCCTGAGTATTGGAAATTAGAAGAATTAGAATCAGTTAAAGCTTCGATCTCTATTGCTAAATGGAATGCGCAGTGGCAACAGAATCCGACAGCCGAAGAAGGTGCAATCATCAAACGTGAATGGTGGCAGCCGTGGGAGAGTTCCAAGATGCCTGGTCTCACACACGTGATACAATCGTACGACACAGCGTTTAGTAAAAAAGAAACCGCCGACTACTCCGCTATCACTACATGGGGTATATTTTTTCCTGATGAGAAAACACCGAATATAATTTTGTTGGACATGAAAAAAGGTCGATGGGACTTTCCTGAGATGAAAGAGATTGCGTATGAGAGTTACAAGTATTGGGAACCGGAGTCCGTGGTCATTGAAGCAAAAGCATCGGGCACTCCTTTAACGCAAGAATTACGAATGCGTGGTATTCCTGTTATCAACTTTACTCCTTCTAAGGGTAATGATAAGTTGAGTAGAGTTAACGCCGTTGCACCTCTCTTTCAATCAGGTGTTGTTTGGTACCCGGAAGGTGAATCGTGGGCCGAGGAACTTATTGAAGAGTGTGCTGCTTTCCCATACGGAGAGTATGATGACTTGGTGGATTCCACGACACAGGCGTTGATGCGATTTAGACAAGGTCACTGGATCGAGCTTCAAGATGATTTTGAGGATGAGCCAGTAGATAGACGAAAAAGGGAATATTATTAATGTCGATTTTTGACAGATTTAGAGATATCGCCAACTTCTTAAACACGAGGCCTGAAGCACGGACCCCGGAACAAGAGAAGGTAGGAGAGGATATTGAAGGT